AAATATCCTAGTGAATGGACTGAATCTTTCGATACATATAGAAAATACAAAGGTTCTGTAGTAGATAGAGTCCAACACTATATGGAAAATTATAAATCCTATCTACCTGGCCTAAATAATCAGGTAGATATTTTAAAAAAGAATTTCTTTAGTTGCGATAAACTATTAGAGATGTTAAAATAACAAATAAGGGATCCACCCCTGTAACTCGGAGAATTAAAATTGACAAGTGAATTTAAACCAGATCCTGTATTGAACGCAGAGATCGATAAGACTTTCATCAAAGACGAATACGAACCATTAGATAAACCTGTTTACATTAAAAAAGAAACGGCTTTAGACGCTATGGCGGGTAATGGCGGATATCAAGAAGCGTATCTTGGAGATCATCTTCGCTTTAAAATGAAACGTGATAAGAAACGTTTCTGGGCTGGAGATAACATCAGCGATTACCTACATGAAGGTGATAAAGAGAAACTAATTGACGAAGCAACAGAAGCATTTGAACTAGTGCTTGATCGTTTGCTGATTGATCGTGAAAACGATCCCAACAGTCAAGGTACAGCCCGTCGACTGGCCAAGATGTACTTTAATGAAATAATGGCAGGAAGATATGAACCAGCACCAGACGCAACTTGTTTTCCAAACGATTCGCAGGACCGTTACGAAGGTATGCTGGTTGTTCGCAGTGAGCTTCGCAGTATGTGTAGCCATCATCACCAACCCGTTAGTGGCGTTGCTTATATTGGTATTATTGCGGCTCAGAAACTCATCGGACTTAGCAAGTATACGAGGATCGCTCAGTGGTGTGCCCGTCGAGGTACTCTCCAGGAGGAACTTTGTAATGACATTGCTAGGGAAATTCAAAAAGCCACAGGCGCACAAGACTTAGGTGTGTATATTCAAGCAACACACGGTTGCTGTGAGAATCGTGGCATTATGGCACACTCTAGTCTTACACAGACCACTGTGTTAAAGGGTGCGTTTAATACAGACGGTAACACCAAGAAAGAATTCTTTGATAATATTAAATTACAACAGGAGTTTGCCCCAAGATGACCACCGCACAAGAAATAACAAATAATCTTATACACAGAATGAAAAATCTGCAGGAGTTTGTAGTAGAACGTGATTGGAATTTAATTCCCGCAGGTGTGATCAAATTCAATATTCAACACACTCAGGGCGAACCTGCAAGAATATTTGTACATGCCATGACACAGGAAGAAGCTGAAAGACAGGTTGATGATTGGTTTGGTGAAGCAGTAGAATAATTAAAAATAAAAACTAATGTATGAATCCATTTAAACTATGGGCTGAACTTCCGTCAGAAGAAAAAATCAGCGTCTTTATGATGCTGAGTTTCGTTTTGGCTGCAGTAGTGTTAGTTCTATATGCTTTCCTAACCAGTCGAGGACAAGATGTAGAATATTTCAAGTATCGATTAGGTCTTATGGAACAGAGAATGAACTATATGGATCAAAAGATTGATAAAGTAGCACAGTCACAGCACGATCAGAAAGAACACGTCAACGAAATACGCAGGATGAACGAAGCACAGCAACGCCAATTAGAAGATCAACAGAAATGGGTAGAACATTGGAAAAACTTACCGCAACTACCTAAGCCACCCCAAGGGATACCAAAAAGATGATACAGGCTCTAAAAGACGATCTTATGGTCCAACAACAGATTTCCAATTCTTGGGAACACATGGTTGGAGTAATCATGCTAAATCAAACCGGTAGAAAACCAGTAAAAACAACATTGCCGGAATTTCTATATTGGTTTCCCACCCCACATGCGTTATTAAATGCTGACAAAGAGTTTGTTAAAAGTATAATCAAACCTTTGGGCATGGTCAACGTTCGATATACTCGTTTAATTAAAATGAGCCAAGATTATTTGACTTGGGACGGAAATGATGCTACAATGTTATATGGCATAGGAAAATATGGATCGGATAGTTATGAAATCTTTTTTAAAAAGAACTATTCTGTTCAGCCTGCAGATAAAGAGTTGAAACGCTATCTAGAAAAAGAGGTATTCAATGTTTTTGAAATTGCTTGAACGAGTTGGTCGTAAACGTATTATTATGGATCGTGTAGACAACGAGCCATATCTCGAACGATATTATCTTTTCTTGAAAGATCGTAAGGTATTTCCATTTAACATATTTTTGCACAAATTCCTAAAAGGTGATCCAGACGATGTTCATGATCATCCTTGGCCTTATGCTACACTAATCCTACGAGGTGGTTACTATGAATGGGTTCCAGAATTTAACAAACAAGGTATTAAAGTGGGCGAACGACGCTTCTGGCGTGGGCCCGGACATTTTCGCATTTGTCGTCCTGAGTCTTATCATCGTGTTGAGTTGGCTGATGGCATAACTGCCTGGACACTTTTTATGCCTGGTCCTCACAAGCGTGAATGGGGATTTCTAGTCAATAACAAATGGATACAGCATGAACACTATATGAATGATCGCAGGGAGAAAAATGCAAAAGCGTAAAATAAATTGGGATGAATTTCAGTGTCTTGTTGGAAAAATTTGTAGAGACATAAGTCTCGATAGCTGGCGGCCCGACTATGTAGTAGGTATTACTCGAGGTGGATTGTTGCCTGCTGTAATGATCAGCCAATACTTCGATATTCCTTGCGAAACACTGAAGGTAAGTCTTAGAGATCACGGCGATGAAAATGCATGCGAAAGTAACCTTTGGATGGCGGAGGATGCTCTAGGCCCGACTTCCAAAGAAAGATATATAGATAATCCTGTCGACGTAACGGGTGTACTAGAAGCCGCCATTGATCTTTTAGAACAAGGCCAAACACATAAAAATATTCTCATCGTTGACGACATCAATGACACAGGCGCTACAATCAATTGGATTATCAATGATTGGCAATCTAGCTGTTTTCCAGAAGATCCTAGTTGGGAAGAGGTTTGGAATTCTAACGTTCGTTTCGCAACTATATTTGATAATCTTGCCAGCAACGCCCGAGTAAAGATGGATTATGTTGGCGAAGAAATCAATAAGGAAGAAATACCTGTGTGGATCGATTTTCCTTTTGAAGATTGGTGGACTAAATGATTAAAAAGATTTTCAAAAAAACGAACGATCATCGATATCCGTTGATGCGTGATCCTCAAAGGAATCCTAAATGCTATGAGCTCACTGATCAGGAACGTGAAGAGGCTGTTCGACGAGTGGATGGAATCCTACGAGAACGAGCTGCTGAACAATCACGTAGATGCGGAGTATAAATGAACGACTTAAAATTTACTACTGCAGGTGAGTATATGAATGACGATAGGTGTTGCGGTAGCGGTATCTGTATCATCAACGCTGAAGGTGAATGCTGGTGTGGACAAAAATGGGACGGCGAAAAGATGTGCCAACCTTATTTTATCAACGAATCTGGCATTAAAATCAATGCCGTGACTGGAGATCTCATAGATGACTAAATTGAGAATAGCTTTAGCTCGTTGGATATTAGGAAAACACTGTGCCTGTTACAATATGGGATATCACAAACTCTGCGATTTTACTAAACACGGTATAGGCAAAAAGAAATGATCGACGCTAAAGTAAAAATTTATTGTACTGATAACGATAAAAATGTCGAAGCTCATGTACTCAATTATAAAGCTAAAGCATTTCTAGAAGTGGCTTTTCAAACTGTAAAATTACGGATGGTCTATAAAGAAAACACCCGAGTGTTTTTTGGAAATCTCATGGGTAGAGAATTCGTTATTAAAGAAGATGCATTGCCCCAAGAAAATCGAAAGGAATACCAACGATGAAAGATACTGATAAAGTAATGTTAGGTCAACCAGCATTTATCGAAGATAGTCAAGCACCGTGGACTGATCTAGTAGAAGAAGACTATCATGTTAAAGTATTTGCTGATAAGTATCCAGTAACTACCGGACATCTCTTATTCGTGCCTAAATATAACACAGTTTCTGTTTTAATGGACTGTTTTGAATCTGCAGTGAATGATGGTATTAAAAGAGTACAGGATGGCGAATGGGACGGATTCAATGTCGGTTTAAATTATGGACCAGCTGCCGGTCAAACTGTAGAATGGCCACATGTTCATCTCATTCCTAGACGCAACGGTGATATGAAAGATCCCACCGGAGGAGTTCGACACGTTATACCAGAAAAAGGAAACTATAAAAAATGATATCAGAAGAAAAAAAGCAGGGAACCTGCGGTTGTGGTCGAAGTCCTACTGGAGATTGTATAGGTTGGCATGGTCTCGAAGAAGGTGAGTATCGTGAACGACTAGCAGAATGGGAATTAGAAGATTACAAGCGTCGTGCTCAAGAAACTTGGGGCGACAGCTGCACTAATGGTAAATCAGAGTAAAATGAGTAGAGCGTTATTTATTGGTGACAGTCATACCTGTGGTTATTGGAGTCATCCTACTAATCAAGGACCAGGCTCCTACACTTATTGGAATGACAATAATTACGCCGAAGAATATTCTAGAATCGCAAACAAGCCAGTAGCTATCTACTCTATGGCCGGAGTAAACAATCGTATCTATACAGATTGGATGAGGGCTATGTTTTTACGCTATGACGATATAGACGAAGTATTTTTATGTACCGCTCCGTTTAATAGATTCACCATTGGGTTTGACGGTACCTTAAATGACGAAGTCATAAACGTAGACCATTTTACTACCAAGATGGATTCCAGTGATGGAATCATAGATAGATATTGCGACCTTACTATTCAAGGCGAAAATCTGCAGTTGTTCAACAAAGCATTGAGCGACGATTATAATCAATTTCCAGGAATCGATATTGATGTGGCACAGGGTCTCAAAACGCCCAATCTACGTAAAAATACCTACATGCAGGTCAAGCTGTTTTTCGAATTAAACAGCTTTATCGAGAAAAGAGATTTCCTACTCAATGTCTTTGCATGGGATAGATTGTGCAACGCTAGAGGAGCAAAATTATATCTTTTTAATTTTACTGAAAGATTACGTTATCCCAAAGACTGGAAATATTACGGCGATCTATCTAATACTATAATAGCGACTAAAACGGTCGAAGGATTTTTTAAAGATAAACATATAGACCATACCAAATATTATCTAGAAGACAAAGAACATTATAACAAAGAATATCATGATCTTGTAGCTGAAAAATATCTATCTTGGTTAAAATCGTTATGAAGAAAATACTGATCTCCGGAGATAGCTTTTCAGCAGTATGGCCGTTCACTGAATTAGGATGGTCTAAACTTCTTGCTCATCGATGTGATGTCACTAACCTATCTCAAGCAGGTTGCGGAGAATACAAGATCTTAAAACAAATAGAATCAACAAATCTATCAGAATTTGATTTGGTAATTGTTAGTCACACAAGTCCTAGCAGAATACACACACCCTCACATCCTTTACACAAGGAAGGTTTTCATATAAATTGTGATCTACTAGCCAATGATATCTGTGATAGGAACAGTTGGTTTGATCCTAGCCTTAGAACTGCACAAGATTGGTTCAAATATCATTACGACGAACAATATCAGATCGATATCTATAATCTCATTAGAAAAAGAATACAAGATCTGTTAGACAAAATTCCTTATATTAGTCTAACGCACACAGATATAAGTAGATCTCTTATAATTGAATCTAACAATATTGATTTCAGTGATCTATGGAAACGAGAAAGAGGTTCTATAAATCATTATACTATTCAAGGAAATAGAATTATATTTGAAACTATAATAGAGCATATCGGTGGAAAATAATATAATTTCTGTTCCTTGGCAAAATCAAAGCAATACATGGTGGAATGAAACCTGTGCTAACATCATGGAAGTGTTTGGGTTACCGGGAGGTAAGTACACTACTGAAGTCAGTGCAGAATGTATGCATTTCTTTTTTAAAGACGAAAGAGATGCATTTATGTGTAAAATCCTAATCAGCGAGGAAGTATGAGAGACAGAGTTGCGTTGACTATTGGATCAATAATATTACTCTTGATTTTAATTTTTACTGATTTTGGAAATTCTAGTTCGGTAATAGTCTACGATTGCGGCACAGCCGAATGGCATCCGGATATTCCTGCCAGCGTGAAAGAAGAGTGTAGGAAAATTCGATTTGAAGAATTAGAAAAACAACGACAAAAAGAACTACAAAATAGAATAATTCAAACATGAAAAATTGGACTCTAACAGTTGAAGATGATGGCATATTGCCGTTGCCTCAAGATTTATTAGATGAGGCGGGATGGCAAGAAGGAGACCATCTACATTGGATTGATAATCAAGACGGATCTTGGAGTATTGTCAAAGAAGAAGACTTGACAAATTTCATTAAAAAAGGTATAATGTAAACATGGAAAAATTAAAAGTCTCTGAAATATTTTATAGTATTCAAGGTGAAGGTCGCTATATGGGTGTGCCTTCTGTGTTCTTACGCACATTTGGCTGCAACTTTAAGTGTGCTGGTTTTGGTATGCCTAAGGATGAGCTAACTGATGAGCCCGATCAGGTTGCCAAAAATATTCATCTCTACAAAAGCTACGAAGAATTACCTTTAGTAGAGAAAGGCTGCGACAGTTATGCTACATGGCATCCGGCTATGAAACATCTAAGTCCCTTTATGGAAATCGATGATGTTGTCAATCAAGTAGTAGATACTCTGCCCTATAAAGAATGGCGGGATGAACATCTTGTTATCACAGGTGGAGAACCGTTATTGAAATGGCAGATTCTTTATCCAGAACTTCTAAGCCACCCCAGAATGCAGTCATTAAAAGAATTGACTTTTGAGACCAACGGTACCCAGGCGCTCACAGACGAGTTTAAAACTTGGCTACACAGAGAATGGCATCACGATGGAACTATAGGGCTCGGTCGTGGGCACAATTCAGTTACTTTCTCAGTCAGTGCTAAACTTAGCTGTTCTGGAGAAAGCCGTGAACGTGCCATTAAACCTGAAGTAGTATGCGAGTATGAGGAATATGGATATACGTATCTCAAATTTGTGATTGCCACAGAGGAAGATGCAGAAGAGGCTGAAGAAACCGTAGACATCTATCGTGCTCACGGATTTCAAGGTCCTGTGTACCTGATGCCTGTAGGTGGAGTAGAAACTATCTACAGCCTAAATAACAAGCGAGTAGCAGAAATGGCTATGAAATTAGGGTATAGATATTCGGACAGATTACAGGTACCCTTGTTTAAAAATGCGTGGGGAACGTAATGAAAATTTTTAAAAAATTATTAGGTCTAGATAAACTAGAGGCATCAATTGCCAAAGCCGAGAGCGATCTAGCAGAAGCAAACAAACGATTGGAAGAAACAGAAAAGTCTCAAAAACTTGCGCAGGAGCAAGAAGAATTGGCAAAACTCAGTCCTAAAGATCGTGCTACTCGAAAGAAAGAACCTTGGGTCGGTGTTTTGAATACTCATGTAAATCAAGACAATGTTCGAAATGGGTTTTTCGAACTTGACTGGAATGAGCAGTTTGTGTTAAAATTGAAACAAGAAGGATACGGAGTGGAAGGAGATCTTCCTGAAGAAATCGTAGACCGATGGTTTCGAGAGCTCTGCGCTAATGTAGTAGTAGACGGTGATTATGGTGGGCCTGTCGATACAGGCTCTTTAGACGTTAAACAAGTTATAAAGAGCAATTAATGACCTATATTTTAGTCGATACTGCTAACACGTTTTTTCGTGCTAGACATGTTATCAACGGCGATGCTGATATCAAGCTAGGCATGGCTTTTCACATCACCCTAAATTCCATACGTAAAGCATGGCAACAGTTTAACGGCGGTCACGTTATTTTCTGTTTAGAAGGTCGTAGCTGGCGCAAAGACTTTTACGAGCCATATAAACGCAATCGTTCAGATGCTAGAGCCGCCCATAACGAACGTGAACAAGAAGAAGAACGTGTGTTTTGGGAAGCGTTCGATACTTTTAAAGATTTTGTTCGAGATAAGACTAATTGTACTGTAATGCAACATCCGCAACTTGAAGCCGATGATCTCATCGCCGGTTGGGTACAGAGTCATCCTCAAGACGATCATGTTATTATTAGTACAGACACAGATTTCGTACAACTTATAGCACCCAATGTCCGACAATATAATGGTGTTATGGAACACGTAATTACGCACGAAGGAATTTTTGATGACAAAGGTAGACCGGTTATTGACAAAAAAACCAAAGAAGCGAAACCTGCGCCGAACCCAGAATGGCTGCTCTTTGAAAAATGTATGCGTGGTGATACCAGTGATAATGTCTTCTCAGCGTATCCGGGGGTGCGTACTAAAGGCACAAGCAAAAAAGTGGGTCTTACTGAAGCGTTCGAAGATCGTAAAAGCAAAGGATTTGCGTGGAACAATCTCATGCTTCAGAGATGGACTGACCATGAAGGAAAAGAACACAGAGTTCTGGAAGACTATGAGAGAAATCGGAGATTGATTGATTTATCATATCAGCCAGAACATATTAAAGAAATCATCTCTACTACCATTGCCGAAGCTACAACTGCTGATAAAAATGTCAGCCAGGTGGGAGTTAAACTTATGAAGTTCTGTGGCCTCTACGATCTTAAAAAAATCTCAGAACAGGCACAGAGTTATGCGGAGCCATTAAATGCTAGATATAATATCAAAGAAGATCACAGTTTGTCGGCATGATGATATCTGTGAAAATCAATCAGACACTTGTTGGGAGAAGACTATGACAGACATACATGCTAAACCAATTATCGATAACAAATTTTGGATCGTAGAAGAGAACGGAGAAAAGGTTGCCACTCTGAGAAAGAATGAGGACGATCGATTTGTTATGAGCAATGAGTTGGGAATCACGGTCTACGACAACAAAGAAAGTCTTACTCGTCAATTCGGTAAAGATTTCTTTGTTGCTAAGATTATCAAGGAAGCCAGAGATTCTAATCCTAATGAAATCCACGGGTATCCAACCAGTGCTAGCCCTCACAATGGAATGTTCGACATTCGTAAAAAACTTCCTTTGTTTACTAAAAGCAGTGATTCGAAAAGTCTTTATTGTGCCGGTTATTATGTTATCAAGTTTGATAAGGGATGGGTAAAATCCTTTTGTCCTAAAATGATTACCCTACAACGGTATCCCTATAAAGGTCCTTACAAAACTGAAATAGAAATGAAACAGGTGTTAGCCAATGTCTCAAAATAATATTCCAAATAGTTTACCTAGTGTAGAAAAACTAATTTCTAGAGTAGTGGCCGCCGAACGCAGTCAACAGAAAGAAATACGTATCAGTATACAAGAAGCCAAAGATCTTACCAACGAACTTGCAATATTGACTTCTAAATTGGGCAAAACTGTGCAAGAAATACACACAATGCTAGGACAAATCAAGGATTCGACCACACAGATCGACGTAAAGTTCGACGGTGGGGCTTTCTAAAAAAGATAAATATATACGTGGTTTATTAGGAACACGTATAGTATGAGCAGACCAAAACCTAAAGTGATACTCGAATATGCAAACAAAGATACTTTTAAGATTGAACAAATTCTTGAAAGTGATGCCATCTGGGCTGTGTTCTATCAAGGTAGACCTTTCAATTTAAAAAGCGGAAGTCTGTTAGCCAGTTATCCCGGACCTAAATACAAAAAGGTCAGTTTTTCGAATCCTGGTCACGCACACAATCTAGCAAAAAAATTAAACAAATTATTTAAAACATCAGACTTTTCTGTTTATAAACTAACTGCCGGCGACAAGATTTAAAATGGATCGGAAAGATAGATTCACATCTGTATTCCTCAAAGCTGCAGGATTTGAAGACGATGATGAAAATATCAAAAAACACAAATCAATTTGGTGGTACAGCACCAGAGAAAAATCACAGGGTGGTCTACGACTAACCGAAGCTGGATTAGATTTTATCCAAAATCATTCAGATATTAAAACTTATAAAATAGAACTACCTAAAGATACTACCATCGGTCCCCAGGTTTTAATTTGGTTAGATCAATTTTTAGATTCTCCGTTTTATCTAGAGAAAAAATTTATCACTGTGCTATCAGAAAAAGCTGCTTTTGAGTTATATCTATTTTCAGGCGATGTAAGAAAAATGGGTGCCGGTAAAGCCTTGAGCAAAAGATTAAACCAAGATTCCACTGAAGAAAACATTTAAACAGTAAATATCTCATCATGTATGATCTAAAAATCCTAGACATTCTAAATCAGCGAAAAGTCAAAACGACTCCGCTACATTTCGGAAAAATGAAATTGGGTGAAGTTTCTTTTTATACCGATGAAATAGAATCTTGGATCAGAAACAAACTCAGCGGAAGATTCTTTATTCAAAAACTTCCGAGTATTTTAGATGACGGTAAGTTAAAAAGCGGAATCTATGTAGGGTTTGAAGATCATAAAGAACTAACATATTTTATGTTAGCCTGTCCATATCTAAGGAGAAAATAATGACGGAAGAAAACAAAGTAACAGATCAGGCTCCTGCTACAGAAGCACCGCAGGCACCATCTACACCAGATCTAAACTTAAACGATCTAGCAGCACTAAAAAGCATCGTTGAAGTCGCATCACAGAGGGGAGCGTTCAAAGCTGGGGAATTGGAATCAGTTGGAAAAATTTACAACAAACTGAATACTTTCCTAGAAGCTGTTGCTAAAAAAGGAGAGTAAAATGAAGTCTCTAAAACATGTAGGAAGAATTACAAAAAACAATGCTAAAATTTTAGTAGCGTTTAGAACTCTTCCAGGTGAATCAAATATGGCATTAGTAATTCCTGTTTCTCAATTATCAGATTCATATCATGATGCCATCATGAAAGTCGTAGAGAGTGATCAGGGACAGGACGTATTTGAACTAGGTGAAATACTGTTCATAAGAAATTTTCCTGATGGAAAACCTATGCTTAGAGCTTTACAAGCAGACGGTTTAATGGCTAAAATTCCTACTGATTCCGTGACTATGATGCCCACTCCTAACGACGAAGTCGGTCTTCATACCCTAAATATGTTGATTGCCGAACAAAGAAATTGTGCAGTAGATGATCTCTGCAAATTTGTCAGCGGAGCTCCTACTGCTACCGCAGAAGTGCAAGAACTAGTCAAAGTCAAGGATCTGTCACCTCCTGTCGAAGAAAAGTCCGCGGTTCTTCAGGCTAAAAGCAACGAAGCACTCAGCGATAAAGACATCGCTAAGGGTCTTAGAAGTCAAGCCGATTCTCTCTATAAAGAAGCTGCTCGTTTAAGAAAAGAAGCAGAAGACCTAGACCCCACAGTGAAAAAATCAACAAAGGCAAAAGAAGAAGTCAGTGTCTAAACCTTTGTTCAGACCGCCAAAAAATCTTATACAGGAATGGCCGGAAGTCTTTGAAGACTTGTACATGAATACCATGCCAGTTCATTATCTCGAAATGCTTAGAATAGAATTCGAGGATGGACGGGTATGGGAAATCAATGTACAGGAACAAC